TGGAGCTTCCGGTGTCTTATGGCAGAAAGCGCTGCCCGGCGTGTTCTAACAAGCATAACCACGAGAAAATCAAAAAGAACAGCCGGGAACGCTATGCGTCCATGACGGAAGAGGAGAAGGTAGCATCTCTCAAAGCCAAGCAGGAGAAAAAAGCAGACGTCTCCCAGCCAACGAAAACCCCGGAGGAGCTGGAGGAGGAGCTGTGCTACAACACCCAGCGCAAGCAGTGTTTGAAATGCCGGCACTGGACCAATGACGGTGCGAACCAGGAGCGGTTTTGCCACTACTATCTGCGGTATGGTGTGGGCCACCGGAGAGATAAGGGAAACGGCCCCGGAGACTGCCGGAGTTTTGAGCCCAGGCGCAAGCGAACATATGCGGAGCAGCGGGCCTATGCCAAGGCACAGCTGCTCAAAGCCGAGGCAGACCATTATGCCCAGCAGCCCAGAAAGGAGGAAAAGGAGAATGCGACAAGATAAACGACCGATCTGCCAGGATGGCGCAAGCCACCTGCGGCAGGCGATTTTGGAGCTGGCTATCCGCGACTACCTGTGCGCTCTGAAATGCAGAGCCAATGGTACGCAGGCCAGACACAGCGTGAAACGACTGGAGGAGTTCTTCCTCAGTGAGTATGGACAGTTCCTGTCCGATGGACACGGCAAGGACATCATCAACCGGTGCCGCAAAGAGGTGCCCATCCAGAGCATCCAGGTGGAGATCACCTGCAGCGAGGGCTTCTCTGACCGGGAACGCCAGCACCTGCTGGGCGAGATCACCGGCTGGCTGATGCAGAAGTACCCCGGCTCCTTCATTGTGAAGGGCGGTGATCAATGTGGGGATTAAACGGATCGTTGACACGTCCTTTTGGACTGATGGAAAGATGGACGATTTTAGCCCGGAGGACAAATACTTCTGGCTGTATCTGCTGACCAATCCGTTCTCCAAGCAGCTGGGCATATATGAGATAAGCGTTAAGCAGGCGGCGTTCCAGATGGGATATTCCATCGATGCCTTTAACGTGCTCCTGGACCGGTTTGAAAACAAGTATCGGGTAATCGTGTTCTCGAAAGAGACAAACGAGGTGGCGATACTTAATTTTCTGAGACATTCGGTCATAAAAGGCGGAAAGCCTGTGGAGGACTGCATCAGAAAAGAAATGACTCTTGTGAAGAATCGACGTCTGATCGACATTGTTTTTTCCCGGCTGCATGGCAGAGATGATCTGAACGACACTGTCAAAAAAATTGTCGGTGAATATATGAAAGAAAATGATATTCACAATGACAATGACAATGACAATGAGAATGAAAGAACGCAGGGCGTATCGGGACACGTATCGTATGACGATACGTTCCAGGCACCACCAGCACCGGAAACACCATGTATCCAGCCTGTATCCACTAAGCCCAAAAAGGAAACTGCACCTGCTCTTTTTCAACGCCTGCTTCCTGATTACAACCTCTCTGAAGAGCTGAAAGGCAAGATGGCTGAGTGGCTGACCTACAAGATGGAGCGCAAGGAAAGCTACAAAGAGACCGGTTTGAAATCCCTGCTGCGCCAGGTGGAGAAAAACGCGATGCAGTATGGCGATTATGCCGTCTGTGAACTGATCGACCTGTGTATGTCCAGCGGGTGGAAGGGGATCATCTTCGACAAGTTGGGCAAAAAGGACACCGGTGTCAAGTACGGCAGCAACGACAATGTGTTTTTGGAGATGCTGCGAGAGGAGCGAGGACTATGACAAGAGAAGAGACGCTGGCCATTATGGGCGTGCTGAAAGCAGCATACCCCAACTACTACAAGGGCATGAGCAGACAGGACGCCGAGGGCGTGGTGGATCTGTGGGCGAGTATGTTCACTGACGAGCCGGCAGAACTGGTGGCGATGTCAGTTAAGGCTTTTATCGCCACTGACGTGAAGGGTTTTCCACCCCATATCGGGGCTATCAAGGAGGCCATCGGCAAACTGCTGCAGCCCGATCTGCTGACTGAACAGGAGGCGTGGGCGCTGGTGAGCAAGGCTTGCAGCAATGCGGCCTATAACGCAGATAGCGAGTTTCGCAAGCTACCGGAAGATCTGAAGCGGATTGTGGGCAGCCCCAACCAGCTGAGAGCCTGGGCGCTGATGGACGAGGAAACTGTGCAGAGCGTGGTGGCGTCCAACTTCCAGCGGAGCTACAAGGCCATTGCCGCGAAGCAGAAGGAGCAGGCGGCCCTGCCGTGGGGACTCCAACAGAAGATGGCGCAGCTGGCAAGTAACATGACAATGCCCCTGCTGGAAGAGGGGTATGCCAAGTGAGAATCGGTCTCATTGATGTAGATGCCGAAGGGAAGAAGCGTCACAAATATCCAAATCTGGCGCTCATGAAGCTGAGTGCATGGCACAAGGCCCAGGGAGATGAGGTGGAATGGTGGTGGGGCTTTGGTGAGTATGACCGGGTGTATATGTCCCGCGTGTTCGATGATACCTACACCAAGGATATGGAGGAGCCCTGGAACACCAAAGAGGTCATCAAAGGCGGCACCGGCTACGGTTTGGACAACAAGCTGCCGGAGGAGATCGAGCATATGTACCCGGACTATTCCCTTTATCCCAGATTGACCAGGAACACAGCCTATGGCTTTTTGACCAGGGGTTGCCCAAGAGGCTGCCACTTCTGCATCGTTGCTGAAAAGGAAGGCCGCCGATCCGTGAAGGTGGCCGATCTGGATGAATGGTGGAGCGGGCAGAAAAACATCGTTTTGATGGACCCCAACCTGCTGGCCTATAAGGGGCACATGGATCTGCTGGAACAGCTGATCGAGAGCAGAGCGTGGGTAGATGTAAACCAGGGCTTTGACTGCCGGCTACTGAATGAGGCAAACATCGAGCTAATCAACCAGCTGAAGCTGAAGGAAATCCACTTTGCCTGGGACTACATGAAGGAAACCGAGCGAGTGCTAAAGGGGCTGCTGCTTTACAAAAAGCTGGCAACACACAAGCCCCACGGGATGTACGGAACAGTCTATGTGCTGGTCAACTATGACACCACGATGGAGGAGAACCTGTTCCGCATTTACACCTTGCGGGATATGGGCTATGACCCCTATGTGATGGTATATGACAAGCCCCATGCCTCGAAGGAAATCAAACGGCTCCAGCGGTGGTGCAATAACCGCAGGATTTTCAAAAAAACGCCGAGGTTTGAAGACTACGAAGGATAACCAGCCGAATGGCTGAAAATAGAAAGTGAGGAACAACACATGATCAACAAAACCATTATCCAAGGTCGCCTGACCCGAGATCCCGAGCTCCGAATGACGCCCGGTGGCAAGGCTGTCTGCAGTCTCACCGTTGCATGGAGCGAGAAGATTAAGGACACCGAGCAGCAGCTGTTCCAGGACTGCGTGGCCTGGGATAAGAACGCCGAGTTTGTGGCCAAGCACTTCCACAAGGGCCAGGAGGTCGTTGTGGACGGTAAGCTGGTGACCCGCAAGTGGCAGGACAAGGACGGCGGTACCAGACAGAGAAACGAGCTGATCGTGGACCGCATCCACTTCTGCGGGCCCAAGAAGGATGACGATCAGAGCATGAGTCACGGCGGCTATTCCGGCGGTTTCCGTCCTGTGATGTCCGCAGATGACAACGATCTGCCGTTTTAAGAAATAAAAAGGAGGAACACACATGAACGAAGACACCCGGAAGTCCATTCTGGAAATGTGCAACGGAGCATTTCAGGAGCGTGCGGACTATGAAATGTCTCGACTGATCGAAAACATCATGGACGCGAACACCAACCCCACAGCCAAGCGCAAGCTGACCATAACCCTGGAGCTCATGCCCGATGACAGCCGGCAGAACATTGCTGTCCGGTGCAACGTGAAATCGGTACTGGCTCCCACCAATCCTGTTGTCACCATGCTGTATGCAGCCAGTGAAGACCAGGTGGTGGAGATGGTGCCCCAGATCCCCGGCCAGGTGGCCTTTGACGGAACCGAGCAGGAAGGTCCTGCTATTCTGAGAATTGTCTGTTAAAACGAAAGGAGAAAACACCATGTTGAAAGAAGCTATCGAGAAGATCCTGGATGTCGCATCCCCCATCATTTACGAAAAGGACGGCCATTCCTTTATCGTGCACGCCAACGGCGAGAGCCAGGAGCTGCGGGCAGGCATTGATGCCCCCGCAACCATCTGTCTGAACAGCCTGGAGGCTCTGGTGAAACTGGTAAAGACCGAGGCAGCCGGCAAGGAGAGCCCCCTGTACATCACTGTGCCCAGCTGCCTGGAGGTCAGATGCTTCGGCCAGCCCCAGGAGGACAAGCGCTTCCTCCGTCAGATCTATTACAACGTGAATGCCACCGATGTTCCCGGCTGGGGCGACTCTGTGAAGTTGTCCTTCGACCAGGCGGCTGTGGCACTGCAGACTCGTTTCCAGGACAGCGTGGACAGAGGTTATACCCTGCAGCTTCTGTCCAACATTACCACCGGCGCAAAGGTCACCTATGCCGACAACGGCATCGCTACCAGCATCGTAACCTCCAAGGGTGTCTCCCTCCAGCAGAACAGCACCATCCGTCCTCTGGTGAAGCTGCGTCCCTATCGCACCTTCCAGGAGGTGGAGCAGCCCGAGGGCCTGTTCCTTATCCGCATTGACGAGCGCGGCATCACCTTCACCGAGGCCGACGGCGGTATGTGGAAGCTGGAAGCCCGCAAGACCATCGTCAAGTACCTGGAGGACAATCTGAAGGACCTGGTGGAGAGCGGCCATGTGGTCATCGCCCTGTAAAAAGGCGGGGGAGGGGAAACCCTCCCCAAGAAAATACGGAAACAAGAAGATCACCGTGGGTGGCATCACCTTTGACAGCCGGCGGGAGGCAAAACGGTACCAGGAGCTGTACTTCCTCCAGAAGGCGGGGAAGATCTCCGACCTGGAGCTGCAGAAGCGGTTCGAGCTGATCCCGGCACAGTATGAGACCTTTGAGCGATACGGCAAGAAGGGCCAGCGGCTGAAGGATGGCCGGCGCTGCGTGGAAAAAGCCGTGTTCTATGTGGCGGACTTCTGCTACGTCCAGGACGGCCAGCAGGTGGTGGAGGACACCAAAGGTGTGCGCACCAAGGATTATATCATCAAGAGGAAGCTCATGCGCTGGGTGCATGGGATCAGTGTGAGGGAGGTATAACATGGCTAAGACCAAAAAGGAAATGCGCAAGGTGCAGGCGAATTATTTCGACATCATCATGCGCAAGAACAAGTACATCAAGGAGCTGGAGGAAAAGCTGCAGGCCTGGGAGCAGGTCAATAAGATCAACCAGGCAATCACGGCGGCAGTGCTGCTGATCTATGGCGCAGACAAGGAAGAGAAGGCGGTGGAGATCAAGCAGGAGACCGTCAGCAAGATGCTGAAGGACTACACAGTGCTGGCCAAGCCTCACCTGGATGAGGATGGCGACATGGATGGCTATATCCTGCAGCTGAAGAAGAACGAGGTCGGGGAGTAAATCCCCGGCCTTTTTTTATGCGAAAAATTCAAGAGATTTTAGTGGATGTCAAGGACTTATCAGGAACGAAATTGTACGGTAAGGTGAAATAGTAGAACAAATGTTTGGAAAGGAGGCAAGGGCATGGCAGATAAGAAAAGTAAGGCACCTGCGAACAGGGACAAATCAGGGCGCTTCGTCAAGGGCCAGAGTGGTAACCCCAACGGCAGACCTAAGAAGCCTGTGGAGCTGGAGCTGTATGCAAAGGATGCACCCAAGAACCTGCGGGCCATTGCCGACGATCCTGCCACTCCGGTAAAAATCAGAGCGGATATCGAGAAGTTCTTCTATGAGGCTGTATACGGGAAAGCGCCTCAGTCTCTGGATCTGAACGGAGAGTTGAATATGCAGCCTGTCGTTTTCGCAGGAGATGATGCGATTGCGGAATGATGAGCACCACGTTTATCTCCCCGATCTGATCGGCAAGGGCTACGGCGACTTCTGGAAGTTCAGAGGCAGATACCGAGTGTGCAAGGGAAGCCGAGCCAGTAAGAAGAGTAAGACAACAGCACTGTGGTACATCTACCACATGATGAAATACCCCGAGGCCAACATGGTGGTGGTGCGAAAGACATTCGCCACCATCCGTGACAGCTGCTTTGCTGACCTTAAATGGGCGGCGCAGCGGCTGAAGGTATATCACCTGTGGGACTTCACCACAAGCCCGCTGTATGCCAAATATAAGCCCACCGGGCAGATGATTTACTTCCGTGGCCTGGATGACCCTCTGAAGCTGACATCTATCGCAGTACCCAGCGGATACCTCTGCTGGATGTGGATTGAGGAAGCGTTCGAGGTGGACAACGAGGCCGACTTCGACATGGTGGATGAGTCCATCCGTGGTGAGATCCCGCCGGAGACCGGGCTGTGGAAGCAGATCACACTGACATTCAACCCCTGGTCACAGAGCCACTGGATTAAGAAGCGGTTCTTTGACGCCCCGCCGAGCGAGGACATCCTGGCCAAGACCACCAACTACCTGTGCAACGAGTGGCTGGACGATGCTGACCGGCGAAAGTTCGAGGTCATGAAAGAGACCAACCCCAAACGATACAAGGTTGCCGGACTGGGCGACTGGGGTATCGAAGGCGGTGCGGTCTTTGAGGAGTTCACCGACGATCCTGCACATTACCAGGACAGACAGTGGACCCACGTGATAGATCCCTTTGAAATCCCGCCTACCTGGCGCATCTGGCGAGGCTTTGACTTCGGTTATAGCAAGCCGTTCAGCGTCACCTGGTGGGCTGTGGACTATGACGGACGCCTGTATCACATCCTGGAGCTGTATGGCTGCGTGCCGGACCAGCCCGATACCGGTGTGAAATG